TCGTCCAGATAAATTCGCCCATCATTCTGCAACTGCCAAGAAAACAATTTCCTGACAGCTGACTTGTCGGCCACCAGCTGCAACCAAATATCATGTTCCCATTGAAGAAGCTCTGGGGAACAATGTTGATCAAAGCGGCTGGCATCCAACCCAATTGCTACTGGATTGTGAAACTCATCCCACATATCTTTTAAATGTTTGGCTGACTGTATACAGTCATATCCTTTCAACACGGTAGGCCCTCCATATATACCATCAATAATTGAAAATAACGGTTTTTCGACGTGTTTAATGTGCTGACCTAATGCCGCACCATACCTAAAACTACGTGGCTGGATCAACCGAGGGCATGGATCTGCCTTAGCTGAAAAATTGATTTTCTCTACCTTGACAAACCCCATCACACGTGCGTCCCTTTGGGTAACTGGATCCCATACCAGTGAATCTACGGCTTCTTGATACCTTCTCCTCTTTGATCCATGATAACTTTCAACAAACTGTGCTGAACTCAATGGATGAATTGGAAAGGAACTATCATTCCTGACAGTCTTCTCAACAAGCTTTCGAAACGGAAGCAACGTGTGGTGAACATGAGTCGCAGAAAGCGGCTTAGGACAGAACTTAAGGCCTCCGGTTCCATTAGGAACCATCAACACTCGCTCCGCCACAGCCCTACTGGCATTCTGCAAGTTGTTCTGGTGTGCCCCAAACCGCACATCAGAACAAATCCCACTAATTCTATAGTAATACTTGGTTTTGTACCTGGTGGATGTCCTCGGAATAACTACCATTCCACCAACGGTCGAATGAGTAACTTTAGTTTGGACCAATGGTAGTTTCCGTAGGCACCCCTATTTACTGCCATCCAACCCGCTGAAACTCATAGCCTCAGCGAGCTTGTTGGCAGTAAGACTCATAACTTCCTTACATAAAGTGGCTTGGTGCTTGGGCAGAAAATACATGGTAACAGCCACGTAATAATCTCTAACAACATGTGATTGTCGCATCCCCAAGCCACCATCCTTAACAGTCTTCGACATGTAATCACGAACGACCTTACTGACGACCATCTCATTTGCCTCATTATGTTTCAGTAAACCGAGCCTAAGCTCAGCGTGCTGAGCTGCCTTAACAACAGCAGGTAAGTTCTTATAGCGCAAGCGTCGCTTGGTGTGTTTACTCTGAACATTGACATTCATCATTTCGAGAACATCATCTACATCGTCCACCTCATTCTTAACTTTTAGCAATGAGTCTCTCACGGCCCTAAGTGGTTTACGAGTGTAATACTTGTACAGAGCATAACCACAAGCGGCTGCTCCGGCTAACAACCCGAGTTTAACGAGTCC